ATGACTTTGAAAAGCATATGCAAAATTTCTTTCAAAAGCAATGGGACAAAATACAGTCAGATGCTGCAAGGTTATAGTTTTATAAAGCGAAATAAGTTTTGCATTATATAATGGATTTATAAGTACTTAAAAGATTGCATAGAATTTCAGTATTGACCTGTGGTATAATAAAGCTATCTTAATAGGGATGGTGATTCGATTATGAATATTGTTGACTTTAGAGAAAAAATAAAACTATCTGTAAATGAAGAGTGGGTATATCATCCGGAAGAAAACATCAGTGTGTTGAAAACAGATTTGAATATTTCTATCATAGAAGCTCATCCCCTAGATCCAACTAATTTACCGTTATTTAATGAACCTTGGGCACAAGATCCATACGCGGACAAGGGGGCGTTACGGACGATATATTATGTCCGTTATGGTATTGTAGTTGTTGATGTAATTTATTGTGCAATAATAGATGGTGGAAGATGCGTTATTCCTTTGCCGGATGTAAAAACATTAGAGTTAGATTACTACAAGTTTAGGATTGGTAGTATTATTAATAATGACGATAGGCTGTATAATGAATATTTGAAACGGTCTAAAATAGGAGTTCAATTACCTTTGTAAAGGAATTTTTACGGTATATCAGGATTTAAACTGAATACTCTAAGCACTTACTTCGGTGAGTGCTTTTCTTATGTCCATTTGCAGGAGAATTTTCATAGGTTCTTTCTGTGGATAACTTTCTTTGAGGGTCTTTCGAGCCCCGAAAAAGGTTTAGATTTAAAAATATTTTTTCCTATTTCCTTCTCTTTGTAGTAGACAGGCGGTGAAAATAGAAGTGGTAAAAATGCTGAAACGTGGCTCTGCAAGAGAGCTTGCCGAATTATTGGGCATCAGCGAACGACGTGTAAATCAGTTGGTAAATGAGGAAGTTTTGCATCGTGAAATAGAAGGAGACTTCGTTTTGACAATAGCTTCGTTCTATGAAAATAAATATTCTAGTAAAGATGAAGATGATTATTGGTCTGAAAAAGCATTGCATGAAGCTGCAAAACGTAAATTAGCTGAACTTGAATTGGCAAAGCGACAAAATCTGTCACATGATGCGGCAGATGTCGAAAGAGTTATGACAGATATGTTATCTAAATTACGGAGTCAGCTTTTGGGCATACCAGCCAAGATGGCTGCTAGACTGGAGAATCAGAGCAGAAGTGTTATTATGACGGAACTTTCTAAAGAAATTAAGTCAAGGTTAACTGAGCTTAGCGATTATAATCCGGAGATATTTAGTAATGAAGAAGACAGTTGATCTTTTCAAAAAAATAGTAAAACAGTCATTGATGCCGTTATCAGATCAAACTGTATCCGAATGGGCTGATAGCTATAGGATGATATCTGGCGAAGCTGCTGCAGAGCCTGGGCGGTGGCGAACAGATCGTGCTCCATATCAAAAAGCCATTATGGATGCTTTTACTGAACCAGGCATAACTAGGGTGGTTGCAAAGACCGCATCTCAGGTTGGAAAGTCCGATATCATGAACAATGTTATTGGGCGGTTCGCACATCTGGCGCCCGCACCGATAATGATGATCCAACCAACTATCGAAACATCACAGGACTATAGTAAATCACGTATAGCGCCGATGATCAGAGATACAAAAGTATTGAGAGATATTTTTAAAGACGTAAAAAGCCGTGACGCCGGCAATACTATCCTTTCTAAACAATTCCCTGGCGGCAGACTTATAATGGCGGGTGCTAACAGTCCTGCCGGTCTTGCCAGTAAGCCGATAAAAATATTACTGGCAGACGAAGTTGACCGCTTTCCCAAAAGCGCCGGCACAGAAGGCGACCCGGTCAGCTTGGCTGCAAAACGTATGACGACCTTTTGGGATAGCGTCATGGGGCTATTCTCAACACCGACCAATGCTGGAGACAGTCGAATCGAAGATGAATATATAACAGGTACGCAGGAAGAGTGGCAGCATCAATGCCCAAAATGCAAAGAGTGGCATTTAGTCACGCATCGGGATATGCATCCTGACTACGACTGTTCTATTGATAAAAAGGGAACAAGGCAGGTTATCGTTAAGTCAGTTATTTGGCGTTGCCCAGATTGCGGGTTTGGGTTTACAGAAACTGAAATGCGGCAGGCCGCACAAAAATATATTGCACAGAACGCTTCGGCTCTCACTAAGGGGGTACGGAGCTTTTTTGTTAACTGTTTTGCATCACCTTGGGTGAACTGGTCAGATGTAATGCAGGAATGGTTGGAAGCACAGGGCGATCCAGAGCGTGAAAAAGTAGTTGTTAATACTCGTTTTGGAGAAGCATATGAGCGCAAAGGAAATTTTGAAAGCCATGAGCAGTTTATGCGCAGGCGTGAAAACTATGGCGCCGAGCTGCCGGAAGGCGTACTGCTTTTAACAGCGGCCGTTGACGTACAAGACAACAGGCTCGAGTATGAGATTTGTGGCTGGGGAATGGCTGAAGAATGTTGGGGAATAAAAAAGGGCACTATTTTGGGCGTGCCGGATACACCTAAAGTGTGGGATATGCTGGACGAACAGCTGGATAAGGAATATTGCTTTGCGTCAGGTAAGGGTCTTTTGGTAGCTAGGGCGTTTATCGATTCCGGCGGCCACTACACGAAAGAAGTTTATGCGTACTGTAAAAAACGATTTGCAAGGCAGCGTTTTGCTATAAAAGGTTCATCGACACCAGGAGTGCCGTTATTGCATAAGTACGCTAAGGTTAAAACCGTAAGGGGACATACGATACCGCTAGTAATGTTGGGCACAGATAGCGGCAAACAATATGTTATGGATCGGTTATCGATTGAAGAGCCTGGACCTAAATATTTTCATTTCCCGCTTGATAAGAGTGATAGCGTAACTGTACAGCTAACTCGTGGCTACGATGAATTTTATTTTAAAGGCCTTATATCTGAAACAAAAGAGCCTCGTCGGAAAAATGGAGTATTAGTATATCAGTGGGTAAATATAGCTAAAGATAAACGGAATGAGCCTTTGGATCTGCGGGTTTATAACCTCGCATGTATGTTAAGCGTAAATCCTGATTTCGAGGCTTTGGAAAAATTGATCAACAGCCCGAATGTAATCAAAGAACAATCGGTAAAGTCTAAACTGAAAAACAAGCCTAAATGCGGCTACGGCTGCATTAGAAAAAGTGTGAGGGGGGATTATTAGTGGCAAGTACGGTACTTAATGAACGGTTAAAGCAGTATTTATCTGCAGAACAGTCTATTTTGGTAGCAGGGCAAAGCTACAGAATTGGCAATAGAACGCTGACGAGAGCTGATTTATCAGAAATAAGAAAAGAAATAAATGATCTTATTGCTGCAGGAGCGACTACGGATGAGGCAATGTATCCAAGAGGGCATCGAACAAAGCAAGTTATTATGCGGGATTAGGAGGATAGATGATGGTGAAACGTAAAAAAGTAATACCGGCTAAGGCCAGGCATCCTACTGAGGGAAATGAAAATAATAAAAAAATAATAATAGTGAACAGCGGCTATTCAGAAGGCGGCGCCAGTAGGACACGAAGTACTTTACGTGGCTATAATCCCTTGAAATCCAGTACTAAAGCAGATGTCGATGTAAATTTGGTAACTTTACGAAACCGCAGTGCAGATTTAGTATGTAACTCTCCGCTTGGTTCAAGTGCTATTAATACTTCGCGCAGCAATGTTATAGGCGCTGGTCTTAAAGTTTCGCCTAAAATAGATTATAGGTTGCTGGGATTGACTGCAGAGGAAGCTAAAGAGTGGCAGCGTCAGGCGTTTCGTGAATTTAACCTTTGGGCAAACAGCACGGCCTGTGATTTGTATCGAAAAAATAACTTTTTTGATATGCAGGATATTGCATATATGAGCTATCTTGTAGATGGTGACGGATGGGCAGCGATCAAGTATCGCAGGCCGGTGCCTGATAATCCGTATTGTTTGAGAGTACAACTTTTTGAGGCCAGTAGGGTCTGTAACCCAAACAGCAGTGGTTCGTATGGTTCTCCATCTTATTACGATGTTGAAATGACTAATAATAAAAACGGGAATCGTATTATCAACGGTATTGAAATAGATTCAGATGGGGCTGTTGTGGCTTATTGGGTCGCAAACAGGGTACCTTTTGATTTAAGTGATCCTGCCGCAGTTTTAAAGTGGCAGCGAGTGGAAGCATTTGGCAAGTTAAGTGGCCGGCCAAATATTTTGCAGATATCGCATGAAGAACGACCAGAGCAGTACAGAGGCGTACCAATATTGGCGCCGGTGATCGAGGTATTGAAGCAGGTCAGCCGCTATACTAATGCGGAGCTTACGGCTGCCATCATTAAATCGTTTTATACTTTGTTTTTTACGACTAATAATAATATTGATGATATGAATGATGTTCTAAGTTCAACTTATGGTCAAGCGGAAGTCGTAACACCAGAAGACCTGGCTCATATTGAAGTTGGCCCGGGAACGCTTAATCTGCTGCCTCCTGGTGTTGATGTAAAGTCGATGGACGCAAGCCGTACAATGTCAACTTTTGAACCATTTACAAATATGATGATCAGTCAGATCGGTGCAGCTATTGGCACACCGGCAGAGGTGTTACTTAGTCGTTTTCAATCTTCATACTCTGCAGCACGTGGAGCATTGTTACAAGCTGCCAGCAATTTTAAAACCAGACGTACCTGGTTTGCACGTGATTTTTGTCAGCCTGTTTATGAAGCTTGGCTGGCAGAGGCGGTTGCTATTGGTAGAATTAGCGCTCCTGGCTATGGTAGTGATCCTATCATAACTAAGGCATGGAGTAATGCTGATTGGTTTGGCCCTGTTATGGGGATGCTGGATCCGGTAAAAGAGGTAACTGGCGCGGCCTTACGCGTAAAATATGGTTTCTCTACCGGTGAACGTGAATCTGCGGAACTTACGGGCACTGACTACGACAGCAACATTGACCAAATCGCTATAGAGCAGCAGACGTGGCGAGCTAAAGGATTAGAACCGCCTAAGGCTGATAATACTGGTGGGAATGGGGGTGATAATGATGGAAAAATTTTGGCAGGTGAGGAATGATGTTAGTGGCGATGCTGAAATATTGATCTATGGACCAATCGCAGCAGAGCGGTCCTGGTTTGGTGATGAGGCAACGCCGCAGCAGTTTGCCCAGGATCTTAACGGGCTGGGTGGCAGGGATGTTACTGTACGCATAAACAGCGGCGGCGGTGATGTATTTGCGGCCCATGCTATCCATAATTTGCTCAAGAGCTATAAAGGGCGTGTCACAGCGGTGATTGACGGACTAGCTGCCAGCGCAGCAACGGTTGTAGCCGTGGCGGCAGATAAAATCATTATGCCGTCTAACTCGTTGATGATGATCCACGACCCCGCTATCGGTCTTAGCGGATACTATCCTGCGGCAGAACTGACGAAGTTGGTAGAAGCGCTGGCTACGATCAAAACAAGCATTGTCGCTGCCTATCGTAAGCGTTGTAAGATATCGGACGAAGAAATAGAAACGATGATGTCCAACGAAACATGGATGGGCGCCGCAGAATGTAAGGAAAAAGGTTTTGCTGACGAGATCATCGGAGGAGTTACTGCTGCGTTAAATGGCAATACTTTGGTGATCAATTCAGTGTCTTATGATTTGAACCATTTTGCTAATAGTGAAGCGGTAAAAAATAAATTTAAACAAAGTGAGGTTAGAGATATGCCAAGTGGTAAATTAGAAAAAATTCTTAATGCTTTAGGTTTGCAGGAACTGTTGGAAGATACGCAGGCCGCAGCACCCGGCGCAGGTCAGTTTGAGGCGAATAATGCGCTTCCGGCGACGGCTGTTGATAATGCCGCAGCGGTAGAAGTCGCAGTGGCCGCAGAGCGTCAACGTGTACTTGATTTAGAAGCACTTGATGATGGTCAAAATGTCGCAATTACCGCGATCATCAATGAGGCTAAGAAAAGCGGCAAAACTGTTAACGAAGTAAAAAATTATGTAGAAGCGATTAAAAATGCTGCTCCAGCAGGGGTGGTGGCTAATGCTGCGCAGAATGTTGTAGCCACTATGGTAGCCGACAATAAAAGCTCCGGTGTTGATGGCGTTGCTGCCAATCCTGCGGCCGATGAGGCAGCTGTAAGTGCGGCGGCAGATGCGAAAGCATTGGATAAGATGGCCAAGGTAATGAATAGTAAATTTGGAGGTGCGAAATAATGGAAATGATTTCCAACATGAACGGAACTCATTATGATGAGCTTATTGGTGGTACAGCAGTACCGGTACTTACTAAAAACGTAACGCTGAAAGGAGTTACGGACAGTTATAAGCGTGGTACCCTTCTGGCTTTGGTTAACGGTAAATATGAAATTGTTGACAGCACAGCTTCTACCGGTGCAGAAAAGGCATCGGCAGTTTTAGCACATGATACGGACTTAACCGGAGCTGACGTTGTTGTCACAGTTTATATCAGCGGCCAATTCAATCGCGAAAAACTTATTGTGGCACAAACCGCTGACAACGCTACTGCTCATGAAGAAGAACTGCGTGCGGTCAATATCTATTTGACCAGCGTGAAATAAGGAGGATGAAGATAATGCCTATTAATATTGATGATACCAGAACTTTGCTGAAGGCAATTGAGCGCACCAATCCGCCGACTACGACTTTGATTGATACCTTTTTCCCTGCGGTTAAAACCTTTTTGACGAATACCGTAGATATGGAATACCGCAAAGGTGGTCGCAGAATGGCGCCGTTTGTTGTACCGGGCAGCAAGGGTGTAAATATGAGCCGTAACGGTTCGCAGATCAGGTCTTATAAAGCCCCGCTGATGCGTCCTAAACGGACTATCGAAGCGTCTGATATTGAGCGTCGTGGTTTTGGGGAAGATATCTACAGCACTCGCACCCCGGCAGAACGTGCTCAAGAATTGCGCGCTTATGACATGGCAGAATTGGTGGATGCCTGCGTCCGTCGTCAGGAGTGGATGGCTGCACAGCTTTTGATCAACGGTGAATATGAATGCAAAGGCTATGCCGACGATGGTGAAACTGTTGTGGTTGATACGATTACATTTTCTGAATTTGACAATAAAACAACTCTGTCCGGATCGGACACATGGGATAATGCTTCTGCTAAAATTTATGAGGTCATGGGTGACGCATCTCAGAAGATCCGCCGCAACGCGGGTATGATCCCTACAGTGGCCCTGTGTTCACAGAATGTAGTATCCTACCTGCTCAATAACGAACAGCTTTATAAATATTTGTTGGTGCCCAGCCGTGAAAATTTAGCACTGATGAGCATTCAGCCGAAGCTGGTAAGACCGGAATTGCTGCGAGTTGGTTATATTGAATCCCTTAATCTGGAAATCTACGCTTATGATGGTGTGTACGAGGGTGACGATGGCAACCTTGCACAGTATATTCCTGATGATCATATGATTATTGGTGTGCCCGGTCGTGGTAAACGTCTCTTTGGCGCAGTAACGCAGCTTGAAGACGACAAACAATTTCGTACTTATGAAGGCGCGTACATTCCGAAAGTTACCGGTAATACCGAAAGCGATACGACTACTCTGGCTATGTCCAGCCGCTGTGTAGTATGTCCGGAGTTTTTGGATGATTGGGCGACCTTGAAAGTTAAATAAGGAGGTTTGTAAATGCAACAAGTATTGATAAAGAAATTTTCCTTGCGCCGCAATGGAGTTGTTTATAAAGAAGGTACTATTATTGAACTGCCGGATAGCGAAGCTGATGCATTAGTAAAAGAGGCTCCAAAAGAATTTGAAAAAGTTGCTGTTACCGTAATTCCCGATGCTGATACAGGTAGTGATAATAAAGGAGAAAAAGCCTTGAAGGATTATTCGAATGAAGAACTTAAGGCTATGTGTAAAGCCCGCGAGATTGAAATTCCGAAAAACGTTAACAAAGCAAAACTTGTTGAGTTGCTTGAAGCAGTAAATGAGGCTGAGGAGGAGATTCTGCCTCCGGTAAATACA